TGGTGGCGTGAGACTTTCAACTTAAAGGCTCAAAATGGCTCTGGACAGTTACACCAATGGCCCATTTTTGGGCACAAATAGAAATCCATTTTCTTATGAAAAAGTGGAGCAGATTAATCGAGATGTTTCAACTCCATGGTTGACTCTCGATCAGATCACCAATCAGTTGAATTTGTTTGGTGATGAATCTCAGGATTCCTATTTGCAAGGGCTAGAGCTGGCCACCAGAATGGCGGTTGAGGACTTTTTGGGGATGAGCATATTTCCCACACAGTATCGTGTCTATTATGGCGCATACAATGGGGAAAGTGGTACTCAGGCATCATTGGATTTGCCCGAGGTTAGCCAGTCCACACAATATGGTGCTGGAGTTGTGATCAATCAAGTTGGATACTGGGACTCGAGCACACCACCAGTTTTTACAATTGTTGATCCCACCACTTATTTTTACGATCCAACTGGTAATAAAGTCATTTGCAACAGTATTCCAAGTGAAATCAATCAAGCTATTACAAATCCGATTGTTGTGGTTTACACATCCAATTCAAGCCCATATGCTGCATACCCAGTGATCCAGCAAGCTGGACTGATGATCCTCACGCATTTGTATAACAACAGATCAAACACCACATCAACGAATCTGAAAGAGATTCCCATGGGCGCAGCTGCATTGCTCAGACCCTATAAACCTTTGGTGCTTTAATGGCAATTGCACGTTTTGAGCAGATCAATGTCAACAATGTCACCAATAGTGTGGACACGATTGGCCAACAAACCACAACCATCACATTGTGGTTTCAAACTCGAGCATTGGTTCAAGATGTGCGTGATGCAGCACAAATTGGCAAAGATGATCGGACGTACACAAAAAATGTCAAGTTTGTGTTGAATTTCACACCCAATACATTGCAAATGTCTGAGCATCAAAATCTGTATTCGATCACTTGGCGTGGTCAGGAATATCGGATCAATGATGTGATGGAATCCAATGACCGCATGAATGTGTCATTCTTATGCTATAGAAACGACCCAGCGGTGAGCGTATGACAGTCCAGCAAAACATTGTCAATTATGCCCAAGCCATTCAAAATGGTTTGGCTGCTGCAGTGTCACCAGTTCCAGTGTACGCAAACTTCAACAGGAATTTTGCTGCAGAGCCGAGTTTTGTGACCTGGCAGCTGCGGAATGTACACCAGCCAGTCTACACTGGCGTGAATCAGGCAAACAAAGGCATTGATACACCAATTTTTCAATGTTCAATATTTGCACAAAACATGAATGATTGCTTTGGTTTGTCCAATACGATCACTCAGGCTTTGCATGGGTATAATGGATTTTTGGGCGTGAAAGGCTCATTTGCTGGTGTGTATGTGTCGAAAATTGACATTTCTATGCTATACAACACATATGATGATCAAGTAAAATTGCACCAAATAATCTTGGATTGTCGGATGGACATCCCATGTTGATAAAACAAAACAAGTTGTTTAATTTTTCTCAAAGGATTTAATCATGGCATTACCCAATCAAGTCTTACCTGGCTTTAGTGCATCACTCTGGTGCCAAACAGGTGCAACACCCACACCACTCACATTGACTCAATTGTCCACATGGACTGCTGAAGTTGCAAACATTGTTGGCACTGCAGCCAATGGCACTGGCTCTGCTGGTGAGCAGCTCAATGTCGAGGCAATTCCAGCATTTGGCCAAGATGATGCATCAGCATCATTTGCAGTGGCTGGTGCTCGTCAATCGGACATTATTCCCACACAATCCAAGCCTACATCATTGACCATCACTGCAGCTTGGAATCCAGCTGATGCTGGCCTTTTGTTGATCAGAGCTGATGCATATTCAGGCATCATTGATCGCACTTTTGTGATTGCTGCCACATCAGGCGCAAACACAGTGGCTTATGCTTTCACTGGTCGTGTTTCTGAATTCACAGTTGATGCTGCACCAAATGCCGAGGCAAAGTGCAAATTTACAGTGCATCCCAGGGGCAACCAATACGGCTGGTCCAACAACACTTAAACAAAACACGACAAAATGACAATAATACAAAATAGCAATGATCTTTTGGGATATCTAGTAAGCCAAGCCGAGTCTGGTAAAAAAGACTGGTTTGGCTTTTCTCAACAAAAAATTACAGGCATCAATTTGGCCTTTGACATTGCAAAAAACCATGCCAGCTCGATGGCACCAGAGGAAGTGGTCGATTATGTGTTGCAGCTTAATTCTTTAATTTTCAAGAAAATCATCATTGGAAAATTGAATTAAATGGAAACAGACATCACCATGCAATGGTCTGGATTCAAGGAATTCGAGGATTTGCTTGATCAGATCAATGATGATTTTGGTGAAAAAGACGCAAAAAACATTTTGAGAAATGCGTGTCGAGAAGCAATGTTGCCAGTGCTGCAAGCAGCTAGAGGTTTGCTTTTAACGCATGATAATATTGAAACTGGTCAATTGTTGAATTCATTGCAAGTTGAAGCAAGAAAGCCAACATCGAGAGATAAACGATCACGTTATTCAACACCAACAATGGTGATGATTTCTAGAGTGACAGTCGCACCAGGTAAAAAATTCATACCAGACTGGGATCATCCAAAATTAGAAGGTGATATTGGGAAAAATGCCAGGACAGAAAAGAAGCTATTAAGCGGAAAATTTAAAAATAAAAAAACAAAAGTAATGCAGCATATGATCAGTGATGCAAGGGCTTTTGCAATTGAATTTGGCACTGCCAAATGGCTGAAAGGCGAGGGAATGCCATTCATTCGACCAGCTTTGGAATCAAACTCCCAACGAGTGACAGATTCATTGGTGGATTCATTGAAAGACGCATTGATGAAATACAAATCAAGACACATGACAACAGGAAAATAAAACATGACAAATCTGGCAAACGCATTTGGCTCCAAATTCATGGAGCAAAAAGACTCACTCAGAATCAGATCATTCAAATTTGGCGGTCACACATTTAAAGTCAAAGTGCCTTTGACAATTGAAACTGAGGCCATGTTTGAGCGAGCCAAAGTGGTCAATGAAGAAAAAGCAGAAAAATATTATCAGGACATGGCCAAAGAATTTCTTGATAATCGGGCCAAATATGAAAATGATCCTGAAGTCAAATATCTTGAAAACGATGTTTTAATCAAAGATCGATCCATTAGGGAAACCACTAGAAACAAAGTTTTGACAGAAAACAGATTGGTTGAGGCTTTTAAAATGTTGGTGCCAGAGAATAAAGACTTTGACATGAACACCATCACATATGCAGACATTGAAGAATTCTTCCCATTCAGTGTTCAACTGGAGCTGCTGGATTACATTAACGCTACTATTTCACCCAATTACACGGCCACCAAGGGAAAATAACTGGATCGGTCAGAAGGCAAGTCAAAGCCTATTTAACGGCCCATGGGGCCGATCCAGCAGCAATTGATGAGGGCACATTCACTGACATTGTGGTTATGTATGCCGATGGCTTAATTGGCAATCGTGGGATTTTGGAGGTTTTGGGCAATTTGACCGCTGGTCAATTCAATAAAATGTTGCCCAAAGGCAAGTCCCCATATACACTCGAGGATATAATTCCAAGGGCATTTGAGTATCTCTATCCAATGACCGATCAAGATCGGCAAGAGTTAACCAATCAGAGACTTTTGGCTTTCATGGCCATGGCTCCAAATGCACCATCGATTCTTTTTGAGGGAACATAATGGCCAATATTATTGCTGGACTAGGTGCGCAACTTGGGCTGGATACAACAGAATTCAAAAAAGGAATTGCTGAGGCTAAAAATTCTCTTAGAGAATTAAAAGAATATTTGCCTGAAGTATTGAGCGTGGCTGGTTTTTATGAAATGACAAAATCAGCTTTGGAGTTTTCAGATAGGATTGTGGAAACTGCCAAAGCCAATGAAGTGGCCACTGCATCAGTTTTGGAATTGTCCAAAGCACTTGAGGAAAATGGTGGAAATGCAGAAGATACCAGCAGAATTTATTCTGGCTTTACCCAAAAAATGGAATCTGCAGTACAAGGAAATGCCAAAGCCCAAGAATCATTTGCAAAACTTGGAGTCACATTAAATGACTTGAGGCATTTGTCTGAGCAAGATTTGTTTGAAAAAGTTATCAATTCTCTTGGCAATATGAAAGATGCAGCCGAAAGAAATGGATTGGCTTTTGAAACATTGGGTCGATCAATTCGAGGCGTGGATTTGGCTGGATTGGCCAAATCTATCCAAGAAGGCAAAGGATCAATGGATGAATATGCTGCATCAGTTGAAAAAGCACATGAATTAAGTTTGAAATTAACTGCAGCTGGCAAAGAGATGTCGTTGAATTTCACCAATGCAGTGATACCCAGTTTGTTGGCTTTTTATAATGAAATGACCAAAAGCAATGGTGTAAGTCATGTGTTTTTTGAGGCTTTACGCATTGGCATGGAAACAGTCACTATTTTGGGTGAAAGGGTTTTAAACACATTTAAAGCCATTGGAATGGAAATTCAGCATACATTTGAAAATGCAAAAATTCTATTCACCCAAGGCATTGACGCTGCAATTGCAGACAATAAAAGATATGAAAAAGAAGTCGAGGAAATGGCAAAAAACATTGCCACTTTTGAGTCAAATATCTTAAACCCACCTAAAACAGAAGAAAAAGAAAAACCTAAAAAAGAAGATATAAACAGACCAGTTATTGAATCTTATTCAAAACAAATTTTGGCAGAAAAAGAATTATTTGCTGCCTATCAAAATCGAGAACAATTAAATTTGGAAATGTTGAGCCAAAAAGAAAAAGACAAAATGCTCACCAAAAATGAAGTTGAAATGCAAAATGCAATTAATGCAGTTTTGAACAATCAACAAAAAGAATTGGATGCCATCGATCAAAAGATGAGTCAAATCGATAAAAGACGGCCTGGTGCTGGCGCACTTCAAGCAGAGCTGGAAAGACAAAAAACACTGGTTCAGGTTTCCACAGATTATTATGTGCAACAAACACAAAAAGTGGTGGCAGCCAATCAAGAGGCCAGGACAAAATTTGAAACTGGATGGAATGAGGCATTTGCACAATACAAAGAAAATGCTGAAACCATGGCCGATGTTGGGAAAAAATCATTTACCACTGTTGTTGATCAAATGTCTTCAGCATTGGAAACTTTTGTAAAAACAGGGAAATTGAATTTTTCTGATTTAGCAAAAAGCATTATTGCTGACTTGATTGCAATTCAAATCAAGGCACAGGCCACTCAATTGTTTAGCAATATGTTTAGTGGATTTGGTGGGGGTATTTTTGGTGGGTCAACTGGACCAGCTCCAGTGGAAACGGCCACACCCATCATGGTTTCAAATGCCACAGGTGGTCCACTCGATGCTGGCCAACCATCCATTGTTGGTGAAAATGGCCCAGAGGTGATTGTACCTCGAGGCAATTCCACAGTGATACCGAACAATCAGCTGGGCGGTATGGGCAGTCAAACAGTCCAAAACGTCACCAATTACAACATCCAAGCCATTGACACCAAATCATTTGAAGACAGGATATATGGCAGCTCTGGTGCGATTTGGGCAGCCAATCAATATGCAACCAAAAACATTGCAACAACTAGGAGCCGAACATAATGGCTGGCTTTCAAAACATTGTTGAAATTCAACAAAAAATGAATGTGAACAACAGACGCACTGTTGGACAACAGGTTTCTCGATCAGGTCAAATGACAGTGGCCCAATACCTGACCACAGTGCCATGGGTGTTTACCATTACTCCACACAATTTTTTGTATTACCCACAGGTCAGAGATGTGATCCAAGCCATTGACAATTTGGATCGTCAGCTGCCAGATTACATCACTTTTCAATCGACAAATTTGAATTGGTTTACTGCAATGCGTGGAACGGCCACAACGGCCAGTTTGAATGGAACACCCACACCAAACAGTCAAACCATTAACATCAATTCAAATGGCACATTGTTGGCTGGTGACTTTATTTCAATCAATGGATTTGTATACAAAGTGACCGCTGATTCATCTGGATCGGTGATCAATATCAATCGGCCATTGATTGGCGCACCAGCATCAACTGCACCAGTATTGCTTGGCAACAATTGCAGCTTTTATGTGGTGGCTGAACAATTGCCCACATACACATTGAATCCAATGACCAATGGTGCATGGGTCGAGTGGTCAAGTCCATTTGTATTTAGAGAATACATCACTGCATCATAAGGGGAAAAAATGTCCACTGCCATTGCAGCACTCAATTCAAGTTCAATCAGATACGCTGAATTTATTCAAATCAACATTGGCACCATTGGTTCACCCACTGCGGTTTATACATTCTGCAATGCAGCGTCAAATGTGACCATTAATGGAATTTTGTTCCAAGGCATGGGAGCATATGTTGGATTGAGTGAAATTCAACAAGACATGAAATCAACCAGTGTTGATTTGAAATTGACAGTCACTGGCCTTAATCCAGACATCATTGCAGCAGTATTGGCATCCAATATGAAAGGCAGCCAAATAATTGTATGGCGTGGTTTTCTTGATTCAAACAATCAAATTCAAACCATTGGCGGTGTGCAACAGTTTTTTCAGAGATACCAAGGCATTATCAACAACATTGCCATTTCAGAAAAATTTGATCAAAGAGCCAGGACTCGAGTGGCAACGTGCGTGATTTCATCAGCATCGATGCGATTGGTGCTGGACTCAAGGATTGCTGGAATTAAAACCAATCCATCCAATTGGAGGTTTTTATATCCAAATGATTCAAGCATGGATCGAGTGCCAGTCATTGCATCCACTTACTTCAATTTTGGCACTCAGCCAACAGTTGGCAGTATATCCAAAGTGATTGGATCGACATCGAGCAATCCAGTGCCATTGGTGACATTTGGATCAACACAAAACAATTAAGGTTTAAAAATGTCATTACTGAGTTTTATCTTCACTGCAGCAGCGATTGTCACTGGTGCATATGAATTGGAGTTTTTGACATATGCTGGGGCCATGCAAATGGCGGTCACGTTTGCAGTGTCGATTGTGGCATCAAGGCTTTTTGCCCCCAATATTCCACAATCCCAGCAAAATAACATTAGGCAGCAAGTGCCACCTGATCCAACGGCTGGCATTCCATTGGTATATGGTGATGCATACACTGGTGGCAGATTTTGTGATGCGGTACTGACCACAGATCAAGAGTCAATGTATTATGTAATGGTGATCAGCTGCATAAGCCCAAATGGCCAATTTTCATTTGACACCAGCAATTTTTATTATCAAGATCAGATCATTGCATTTGATAGCACTGATCAAACAAAAGTGGTGAGTTTAACGGATCAAGCTGGCAATGTGGACACCACAATCAGCGGTCATTTGTACATCAGTTTGTACACATCATCACAAACTGGAACGATCACACCCATCAACACATCAAACCAGCCATCAGCGGTGATGAGTACGGCCAATGGCATTCCATCAGGTCAAGAATGGGTCAGCAGCGGTCGACAAATGAACGGCACTGCATTTGCCATTGTGCAGCTGGTTTATAATGCAAATTCACTTGGAACAACTGCGCTGCAGCCAGTCACATTCCATGTAAGCCATTATTTGAATGGCACTGGATGTGCAAAGCCTGGTGACGTTTGGTATGACTACATGACCAACACAGTTTATGGTGCAGCAGTTTCAAGTCAATTTGTCAGCTCTGCATCAGCCACTGCATTGAATGCATATTCTGATGAATTGATTACTTACACACCAGCTGGTGGAGGATCAGCATCGATCCCAAGATACAGATTCAATGGTGTTTTAGATACTGGCCAGACTGCATTGTCAAACATCGATTTGATGATGAATTGCTGCGATTCATGGCAGTCTTATCAAGTGGCCACAGGCCTTTGGACAGTAGTGGTTAACAAAGCCATTTCCCCCACATTTTCATTTGATGATTCAAATATCATTTCAGACATCACAGTCAGTGAGCTGGACATCACTCAAATGGTCAACCAGATCGAGGCCAGATTCATTGATTCGGGCAATCGAGATCAACCAGGTTATGTGAATTTGCAAACTCCATCAGGATTGCTGCTGCCAAATGAGCCAGTCAACAAATTCACCATTTCATATGATTTGATCAATAGCAGCGTCACGGCTCAATATTTGGCAAATCGTGTGCTTGAGCAAAACAGATTGGATTTGATTGTCAGTTTTTCCACCAATTACACTGGCATTCAAGTCAATGCTGGTGATGTGGTAACAGTGACCAACAGTTACTATGGCTGGTCAAATCAGCAATTCAGAGTGATGCAAGTCAAGGAAGCGTCGCTGCCTGATGGATCACTTGGGGCATCATTCCAAATGATGCAATATGATCCCAATGTATATGCAACATCAAGCATTACTGCATACACACCAACTAGTCACAGTGGATTGGCTGCACCAACATTTTTCAGTTCATTGACTGCACCAACAGTGACGGCTCATTTTGAAACTGCCAATATTCCATATTTCAACGTGCAAGTGTTTGTGCCAGTAACTGGCCGAGTCACAAACGGCACTTTGTACTATACAACAGTGGCCACACCATCTGGATCAGATTGGAAAGTTTGGGCCAACGTGCAAACGGCGAACAGTTTGCCAGTTCCAAATAATACATACTATACGTTTGTTGATGTAGTGCTGCCAGCTGGGACTTATTATTTTGCATACACAGTTGGCAGTGGTACCAGCTTATCTACATTAAGCCCAATTAGTGCTGGATTTGTTTGGGCACCAGTGGGGATGTCTGGGGCCAGTGGGGCGTCAGGGGCCAGTGGGGCGTCAGGGTATAGTGGTTTTTCTGGAATTTCTGGGATTCCAGCCAATAAATATGCAACCAGCTATTTGTATCAATGGTCATCATCAACACCAGGCGATCCATCTGGCACATCAACATACACATGGGCCACTGGAGCAAATTCTAGTTATACAGGTGGAAATGGATGGCAAACCACAGTACCAACAAATCCTGGAACGTCTGGCGTTTCACTTTGGGTGGTAAGCAAACAAGTTACTGATGTTTCAACTGCAACATCCACATCAGTCAGTTGGTCAAGTGGATTTTCAAAATATGTGGCTGGACAAAATGGATTAACAGTAAATGGCGTGCAAATGGCCAAAGCCACTGTATATCAATGGGCAGCATCAATACCAACTATTTCAGGCACATCAACGTATACATGGTCAAACAACACCATTTCATCACCACCAAGCGGATGGTTTACATCAATTTCTGATTCACCAAGTGTAGGATATACATTATTTGCAGCATCAGTTACTTTGACTGATTCAGTGACTGCAGTCACAACAACAATCAATTGGTCTGCAGCCAGTATTGTTCCATTTGGGTATGTTGGATCAACTGGTGCAGTTGCAACAACGTGCTATACAGTAACATCATCTGCTGCATTAAATACAACACCATTTACAATCACAACATCTGGCAGCACATCTGTACCACCAAGCGGATCATGGGGCGGTGGCACATGGAGTTATACAGTACCAACATTGACCGCTGGACAGTCTCTTTGGCAATCAGATGGTGTATATAACCCAACTACTGGAAACATAATTTGGGGAGTGCCTTATTTATCTTCATTCAAAGTTGGTAATTTATCGGCTCTTTCAACAAATACTGGAAATTTAACTGTAACTGGAACATTTTTATCCAATAATGCTGCAATTAGTGGCAGCTCAATGACTGGATCAGGCGCAGTTATTTATTCATCTGGGCTTTTTGCTTTGGGCAATGCATCAAATAATATTTTATTTAATGGATCAAATTTAAATATTACAGGCAGTTCAAATATTAATATTACTGGGCAAGCGGTATTCAATGGAGCCAATAGTGCATCTGGTGGATATGCAGCTATTGTGGCCAATACAACTCATGCTCAAAAATTTGGTGTATATGGAGAGGCCAATGGTAATGGTCAAGCTGGATTATTTGGATTTGACACAGGAACAACATGGTCAAATTCATATGCCATTTATGGTGAAAGTTCAAACCCCTATTCATATGTTGCAAATTTTTATAATTATTCAGGAGGAAATGGCGTTTTAATAAACGTCACAGGATCAGGAGTTGGATTAAATATTGGTGGATCAAGTGGTACTGGAATTAATGTTGGTACAGTATCAGGACCAGCAATCCAAGCAGTATCTTTAACTGGATATGGTTTGGAATTGTCAGGTCAAATGACTATTAACAACAGTACATTGGTCAACAATTTAAATGCTCAAAATTGGAATGGAATTTCAGTTGTTGGATTTACTACAGTTGGCAGCCACACATTGGCTGGATTGATTCAAGTCAGTTATGCTGGTGGCACTTATTATTTACCCTATTACACATAAGGAAAATCATGGCAATTACTAAAAATTACACCACAGATCAAGGCGTGGTCTGCCCAAATGCTTATATTGTGATTGGCAATATAAACTATACAAAATTTCCACCAATTGTGCCAAGTGTGACAATTCCAACGGCAACGGCAACGGCTCAAGTCTATTTTGCTCAAGCCAATCGAGAGGCCAATCAAAAACCATTGGTAACATTTAATTTGGTGTTTTCACCAGATATGACTCAAAATATTGTGCCTCAAGCATATACTGCATTAAAAGCATTGCCAGAAATGGCTGGAGCAGTTGATTGTTGATAAAATAGTCATTAGAATCAACAAAAAATAATACAAAACATTCGGGGCCAGTGAGTACATTGGCAGCGTCACTACCTAGTAAGGGAATGTAATGGCAGTATTTAATAAAAATTCATTGTCTCAAATATCGGGCTTTGATAATCAAATTCTTTCAGGCGAGCTGGTCTGGAATCAAAAAGCATTTTGGAATCTTTTCATTACCAATGATGCTGGTGTTTTGCCATTGACTGGGGCCACTATTGATGCCCAGATCATTCGCAGAGTTTTGACCAATGTGATTGACACCAGAAATGGTTTGACATTTACAATTGGCGATTACACACCAACTCCCACACCCATTTCACTTACAATTACCAATATCAACTATACCAATGGATCGTTTACATTGGTAATGGATGATAGTGCATGGGGCCTGGCATCAAGCGATCCAGGCTTGGACATTGCAGACCCCAATGGCATTGGCTATTCGGGCCGAATCAAGATCAGTTTTCCAGCCAATGGATCGACCCCAGCTGAAGATATCATTATTTTTTTATTCTTCATTGTGCGGTCTGATGGCATTGTGGTGGAGTAAGGAATGAATACAAAAGTCACAGTTATCAATGACAACAATGTCAATATTCAGGTCACACCGCCAGCTCCACAAATCATTACTGTAAACAAATCAAGTTTTGGTGTGTCTGGATTTAGCGGGTACTCGGGTTTTAGCGGTTTTAGCGGCTATAGCGGGTCAGGTATTTCAGGCTATTCAGGCTCTGGGACGTCTGGCTGGTCGGGCTATTCAGGGGCGCAAGGGACGTCAGGTTTTAGCGGCTGGTCAGGCCAAGTAGGGACGTCAGGTTGGTCGGGCCAGTCGGGCTTTAGCGGTTATAGCGGGTCAGGGATTTCAGGGTACTCGGGCTATAGCGGGTCAGGAACGTCTGGTTGGTCAGGCTATTCAGGGGCGCAAGGGACATCAGGGTTTAGTGGTTGGTCGGGACAAGTTGGGGCGTCAGGGACTTCAGGTTGGTCGGGCTATAGCGGTTCAGGTATATCTGGCTATTCAGGTTTCAGCGGGTCTGGAGCCAGTGGCTGGTCGGGCATTTCTGGCTGGTCAGGTTTTAGCGGGATTTCGGGCCAAAATGGGGCGCAAGGGACGTCAGGCACGTCAGGTTGGTCTGGTTTTAGCGGGGCAGTAGGGGCGTCTGGGACTTCAGGCTGGTCTGGTTTTAGCGGGATCAGTGGCTATAGCGGGTCAGGAATTTCAGGGTACTCGGGATTTAGCGGGTACTCGGGCCAGCAAGGAACATCAATCAATATCAAAGGCACAGTGGCCACACCAGCCAATTTGCCAGCGACAGGCAACAATCCCAATGATGCATACATTGTCACATCCAATGGCGATTTGTACGTTTGGAGTGGAACGACCTGGAACAATGTTGGCCAAATAGTTGGCCCAGCTGGTCAATCGGGGACGTCAGGTTTTAGCGGTTATAGCGGGACGTCAGGTTGGTCAGGTTTTAGCGGGTCAGGTATATCAGGCTGGTCGGGCTATAGTGGTTCAGGCGTGTCTGGTTGGTCAGGTTTTAGCGGGACGTCAGGTTGGTCTGGCCAATTGGGGACGTCAGGGGCGTCAGGTTGGTCTGGCATTTCGGGTTGGTCAGGTTTTAGTGGCTATAGCGGGTCAGGCGTGTCTGGCTGGTCGGGTTTTAGTGGCTATAGCGGGTCAGGCGTGTCTGGCTGGTCGGGTTTTAGTGGCTATAGCGGGTCAGGCGTGTCTGGTTGGTCTGGCTATTCAGGGGCGCAAGGGACGTCAGGTTATAGCGGGATTTCGGGCTGGTCGGGCCAAGTTGGGGCGTCAGGGACGTCAGGTTATAGTGGCTATTCTGGATTGGGATATTCTGGATTGACTGGATCAGGTTCCAATTCATTGGGACTTGGAAGCAAATCATTTACCACAAACTTGGACGCAAGTGCCACAGCATTTGCAGTTGGCCAATATGTCAGGGTATATGCCACATCAGTGCCAAGCCAATACATGGAAGGCTTGATCACAGCGTTTTCTGGAACTTCATTGACAGTCAATATGACTTATGTCAATGGTGGTGCATCATTCAGCAGCTGGTCAATCACTCTTTCGGGTGCAGTAGGTACATCAGGGTATAGTGGATATTCTGGTATTTCAGGATTTAGCGGGATTTCTGGATTCAGCGGTTTTAGTGGCCAAGTTGGAGCGTCTGGGACTTCAGGCTATAGCGGCTATAGTGGGTCAGGAATCAGTGGATACTCTGGATTTAGCGGGTACAGCGGGTCTGGTGTGTCTGGTTGGTCAGGATTTAGTGGGTACAGTGGGTCTGGTGTAAGCGGATACAGTGGATTTAGCGGGTACAGTGGATCAGGAATAAGCGGATACTCTGGATTTTCTGGGTCAGGAATCAGCGGATACTCTGGATTTAGCGGGTATAGTGGGTCTGGTATAAGCGGATACTCTGGATTTTCTGGGTCAGGAATCAGTGGTTTTAGCGGTTTTAGTGGATACTCAGGGTACTCAGGTGCTGGAGCCAATGCACAAGCATTCTCTTGGTTCATTTCAAGATAAGGGTAAATCATGTTAGTTTTAGATACAACCAGCAAATCAATCACAGTCCAAATGTCTGGTGCTGCAGCCACCACAAACCCATCTTTTGTGACTGCATATTCTGATGACAATGGAACAACTTTTGTTGAGGGTTCAAGCGATGGCGCATTGAATGGCACAACTCAAGTGACCATGGTGGCTTCACCAGCTGCATCCACTCGCAGATTGATAAAAACCATTTACATTGAAAATTCAGATACTGCTGCGGTGACCATCACAGTCACATTGAACAATTCAAGCACTTTAAGAAATATTGTTAAAGTCACATTGAATGTTGGTGATACATGGTCAACTGATGGCACATTTGACACTTATGGCAATTTAAAGCAAACACTTGGTACAGTTAATTTGACAACTGGAGTGATTGGCACTTTAGCAGTTGCAAATGGCGGCACTGGTACAACAACATCAACTGGTACTGGATCGGTGATGTTGAACGCCAATCCAACAATCACCAATTATGTTGAAACACTTTATGCACCATCTGCTGGTACTGCATTCAGCATTTCTTTGGCTAATGGAACGATCCAAGAAATATCACTCAATGGTAATGGAACAATTACGTTGCCAAGCTCGGTAGCTGGTAAGTCTTACACCATCATTGTGACGTATTCAGGTTCATACACATTGACTTGGGCGGGTGGTGGTACGTTGAAATGGTCAGGTGGTACAACACCTACAGCAACATCAACCAGCGGTAAGTATGACATCTTCAATTTTTATTGCGATGGCACAAATACTTATGGCTCTGTTTTTGGATTGAATTACTAATGTTTAGTGCAGCAAAAATATCAGGTCCAACTGGGGTTGCAGACCCACAGTTTAATTACGTCACTGCTTTATTGCATGGTGATGGGACAAATGGTGCTCAAAACAATACGTTTGTAGATTCATCATCTAATGCGTTTACGATTACTCGTAATGGATACGCTACACAAGGTTCATTTAGTCCTTATGGAACTTTGTGGAGTAATTATTTTGATGGTTCTACTTCTTATTTAACTTGGACATCTGGAAGTAGTGTTGCATTTGGTTCTGGCAACTTTACAGTTGAATGTTGGATTTATTTTACTACGGCTCCAACTACAAATTTTCTTTTAGATTGTAGAGATGCAAGTCATACCACTGCACCAATTTTTTTGTGGGGTGATATTACATCTGGAGTGCTTTATTGGAATAGTTTATCAGGAACTGAAATTTCAGGTTCAGCAACATGGAACACAAATACTTGGTATCACGTTGCTTATGTAAAAAATGGAACAACTGGAACTATATATCAAAATGGAGTATCAATAGGTAGTGGAACAGATTCTACAAATTATTCAGTAACTCCTACGACATCATCTATTGGTGCAAGATACGCATCTACATTTTATTATTTTCCTGGTTATATTTCTAATTTGCGAATAGTTAAAGGCACTGCTGTTTATACATCAAATTTCACACCTCCAACTTCACCTTTAACAGCAATAACAAATACACAATTATTGACTTGTCAATCTAATCGTTTTATTGATAACAGTACAAACAATTTTACAATAACAACAAGTGGCGCACCATCAGTACAACGATTTAACCCATTTTTACCTACATCATCACAAGCATATTCAACAAGTGTTTATGGTGGTAGTGGGTACTTTAATGGAAGTACTGATTATTTAGTAACACCAAATAATTCTGTTTTATATCTTTCTACAAATAATTTTACTGTTGAATTGTGGGTGTATTTAACATCTACATCAAGTTTTAATATTGTTAGAGGAACAACAACAGATTCGTTTGGAATTGTTTATAACTCTGGAAGTTTTTTGTATTATCTTAGTAGTAATGGAAGTTCTTGGAATATTGCTAGTGCTGTTAGTATGGGTGCAAACTCTGCTCCATTGAATACTTGGATTCATGTTGCATTGGTTCGTAATGGAAATACTTTTACTCCATATATAAATGGAGTTGCTGGAACAACGACAACATCTTCTAGTGCAATTTATCAAACAAATGGTTTTTATTTGTTTGCTGAAGCAGTAAGTGGTGGCAGTGGATTTTCTTATGGATACTCAAGTGATTTTAGAATTGTTAACGGGAGTGCAGTTTATACAACTAATTTTACTCCTCCAACTGCTCCATTGAGTGCAATTACTAATACTCAATTATTGTTAAGTATGCAAAACGCTGGCATTTACGACAATGCCATGATGAATGATGGTGTTACAGGTGGATCAGCACAAATCAGTACAAGTGTAAAAAAATATGGTACTGGTTCTATATATTTAAATAATGCAACAAGTGATTTTGTAAGTTATCCAAATTCAACAATAACAACATTGTCAGGTGACTTTACTGTTGAAGGATGGTTTTATCAATCAAATGCAAGTGTAAATTCTGCAAGTATACAAATTGGTCCAGACTTTGCATCTAATGGTTTGTATCTTTATATTGGAACAAGCCAACTACCCACATATTATATAAATAATGTTAGTTACTCTAGTGCAACTGGTCTACCAATTAATAATTGGTATCATCTTGCAATTGTAAGAAGTGGAACATCAATAACACTTTATGTAAATGGGATAGCAAAAACAGGTAGTACATCTTCAGCAATTATATCTGGGCCATTGTTATTAGGTAAAGCTATATATAGTGGTTCAACATATTACACTCAAGGCTATCTTGATGACATAAGAATCACTAATGGCTATGCAAGATACACATCCAACTTTACACCACCAACATCAGCATTCCCCAACTATTGAGGTAAACCATGCAAATTGCAATTGTTTCTAATAACGCAGTCACTCAAGTGGGTGATTACAGGGATTTGTTTCCCAATGTATCGTTTCCATCATCAGGACCAAATGCTGAGTGGTTAACAGAAAACTCATGTATGCAATGCAATTTGTATTTGACATACGACCCATTGACACAAGCTCTTGAGCCATCAACACCAATCATTAACAATGAAATGGTAGATTTGGTTAAAGTTGTAGAGTTGACTGCTGACCAAATCACGGCAAACAAAGCAAGTGCATTGGCTGGCATCAGAGCCACTAGAAATGCTTTATTGACTGCGTGTGATTACACGCAAACACCAGACAATCCAAGCCCCAAAAAAGCAGCTTGGGCAACATACAGGCAAACATTGAGAGACATTCCTGAAACAATTACAAGTGGAAATTTAGACCCAAGAACATGGAATAATTGGCCTCATAATCCTGATTATGTTGCCCCAATTGTTGAAAACAAAACAGTATAATTTATTGGGGGAAAATTGAAAACCTGACGTGAACAATTCTTTTCGTCATTGCTATCGTTGTTGCACGTTATTGCACAGAAATAAATGAGTACCCCACCAAATAGGATAAAAAATGACAATACAAAACAAAACATGGGAGCAAATGCTCTTGATCAATGAGCTGAATTTTGCCAAGCAGCACAATCCAGAATATTATCGATGGAAACTCACAAACAATTATGAACGTGCAGTTTTTCTGAAAGGCGATCCAGTTTATCCTAGAGAGGCCACACGATATATGTGGGCCAATCGAAATTTGCGTGGCAAAAAGATTTTGGAAATTGGCTGCAGCACTGGATTTGGCACTCAATTTTTACCCAATGACATCGAGTATTTGGGATTGGATTATGACCCCATCATCATCGATGTGGCTCAAGATCAGCAATGGGGTGAAAACATCAAGTTTTCATGTGCTGACATCAATGAAATCCAGCTGGCACAGTTTGACACCATTATTGCTTTTGAAGTGATCGAACATTTGGACAATGGCTTGGACATTGTTGAAAAGCTGAAAAAGCATTGCAATCGATTATTGATCACAGTGCCATGGAATGAGCCACCAGGCTTTTGGGGCGAACACCACAAATTGCATGGCCTCAATGAAACCAATTTCTTTGATTTTGATGTGGAATACATCAGCGAACATGGTGCAATAACACCAGAGCCAAGATCAATCACTGAACACAATCGATTTAATTTGATGATTCTGAGGTGGGATCGTGGATAAGGTTTTATGCAGCATTGGCACTCGAGGCCGATATGACACAACGCTGCCATTGGCTTTGGCTGCCATCATCAATCAGACCAAACGGCCAGACAAAGTGGTCATTTTTGATGACAATGAAAATCCAAGAGATGTCAGAGATGAGCTGATTTATAAAAATCTGTTTCAAATGATGGACATCAAAGGCATCGAATGGGAATGGAGGTTTGCTGCTAAAAAAGGCACACACCACAACCATCAAGCGGCCAACACAATGGGATATAAATGGGTTTGGCGCATGGATGATGATGCCATTCCAGAGGCCAATGTGCTGCATGAATTGTTCAGCTGGACGCTGCATGATCCCAATTTGGGCGCAGTTGGTGGATCGATATTGACACCACCATTGCAGTTTGAGAATTCATTTCCAACGGCCACCATGGCCAACATCGATGCAGAGCCAAACATCCAATGGAAATATATTCACAAACGCAAAAAGGTCGAGCATTTGCATTGCTCATTTTTGTATCGAGCTGGCATTGTGGATTATCATTTGGGGCTTTCAAAAGTGGCCCACAGGGAAGAAACATTGTTTAGCAATGCTTTACATCAAAAAGGATATGATCTTTATGTGGTGCCCAATGCGGTCACTTGGCATTTGAAAAATCCCAGTGGTGGCATTAGGTCAGAGACTGATCAATCAATGTATGCGCATGATGAGCAAATATTTCAAAACTTTCAAAAGTTTAAAAATAACACAATTGTTGTGCTCAATTGTGGCATGGGTGATCATTTGGTATTTTCTGAAATATTGCCTTACATTAAAAATCCAATTGTGTTCAGCTGCTATCCAGACATCGTGCTAGGCGAATCGATTGCTGCAGCCAAAGCATTGTTTGGTGACATCGACCAATGGAATATATATTTGAAGATGGCGCAGTGGAAATGGACTGACTCATTGAATGCAGCATTCAGAAAGATGTACTTATGATCATTGTTTCCCCATACTCAAAAAAGCTGATGAATGGTCGGGAAAACCCTAAAAATTACCCATATTGGTCAGTTTTATTGATGCAAATTAAAGAAAAAGTAATACAAGTTGGTGTCAGTGGTGAAAAGCAAATATGGCCAGACTTCAGACCCGATTTGCCATTAAATGAATTAAAAGAATTGTTGATGCAATGTCGGACATGGATTTCATGCGATTCATTCTTTCAGCATTTGGGATACATACAAAAAAAACCTGGCATTGTGCTTTGGTCAGTATCCGATCCATTGATCTTTGGCCATCCAGAGAATGTCAATTTGATTAAAAGTCGGGATTATCTGGCCAAAGACCAGTTTTTGTGGTGGGAAGACCAAGAATACAAACATCATGCATTTGTCAATCCTGATGAGGTGGTCAAGGCATTGGAATTGTTTTAAAATTGGCCATCATTTAAAGGTGGACAATGGACGCTGAAATCGACAAAAGACTGGCAGTGCATGAGGCAGTATGTGCTGAAAGATACAGGATCATCCAAGAACATTTGACGGCTGGCGAAAAGCGAATGACCAAGATTGAGTATTTGCTTTATACAGTGATGGCTTTGGTTTTGCTTGGACCAGGCGTGGCAGCCACCTTTGCTCATAAATTGTTTGGGTTCTAAAAATTGATCCATTTACCCTTGTCGCACTTGCAAGTGGAGCTTTCAAACTCTGCAAAGATGCGTGTGAAATGTACAAGGAAGGACGGCAAATTGTCACCGATGCAGTCAAAGAAATTGATGGCATTGTCAAAGATGCCAAAGATGTCCAAAAGAAAGCGAAAGGATTATTTGGATTTTTAACTGCTATTTTTGGCCAAGATAAAAAAATAAACGCAGAAAGTGCACAAAATGTGCAAAAAGCAGCTCCAAAAGCTGCCAAAAAGAAAAAAAAGCCACCACCAGAGTTTGATGAAAATCTCATTTACCAGCAAGTGAGTGATGCATTGATCAAATTCTTTCAAGCCTACAATGGCCTAAAAAACTATAAAAAAGAACAAGAGGAGCTGGCATTGCACGCTACCAATGAAGAAGGCAACGAAATTGCTATCAAGTTGGTCATTGCTGATTTACAAATGGAAAAATTGAATTCTGAGCTTTCAAATTACATGGTCTATCATGTACCAAGTGAGTTGAAAGATTTGTATTCAAGGGTCAATGAACAAATTGGGCACATTGCGAATGTCCAAGCACTTGCAAGACGAGAGGAGTTGTTGGCAAAGAGGAAAGCACAATGGCAACGAAACCAAAAAGCGGATTTAATCAAAAATCGAATGGTGGTTTCAGCAATTACAGTTCTAATGATTCTGTGGATGTGGGGAATGATTCTAAGTCTGACACACCAGCTTTAATATTGATTGTGATTTTGCTCATTGTGATTTTGCTTTTTTTGCCATTGCTGGCGTGGATGTATACCGATGTCAGAAAAATGGAAATTCGAGTTGATAAGGCTTTGACCAGAATTGAGGGAAAATGAAATATCTGATTTTGATTGTTTTGATGTTGTTGGCTGGCTGCCATGATCAATATCGGTATTTTTGTCAAGACCCTGAAAACTTCAGCAAAGATGTTTGTCAAAGGCCAAGATGTGAGTTTGATCAAGATTGTCCAGATTATTTAGTGGCCCCAATATTGGAGAAGAAAATTGAAGGAAATACTGCTGGCATTACTCAACAGTCCCAAGGACAGACTCAATGCAGATGACATCGAGGTCAGAGTCAGGGCATTTGTAATCATTGTCGTTACTTTGATTTTGTTTTTCATCGTGGTCACGCTGATCTATAGCGTGATGTTTGTGAGCCAGCCTATCAAAGCCATGGCCCCAATTGACCAGGCATTTACCAAAATGCTCAATGACATTGTGCTTTTGATCGTGGGGGGCATTGGCGGTATTATGACCAAGGGCATCAGCAATGAGGCCACCAACATGATGAATGCAGCCAAAGGCAATACTGCTGCATATGTCGCACCACCACCAGCGCCAATCATCATGGCTGCAGCATCACCAAGCTGGACTGCACCACCACCACCAGCTGGGCCACCAACATTGGAAGACCCTGAGGAGCGTTTGAGGACTGCCCAGGCTCGAGAAAGCACAAAAAATGTTTAGTTGGCTTTCATGGTTTTTTGATGATTTGTTTTATTACATTGCAATCATTGCACTGATCGGTGGAGTGATTGCATACACTCTTTCATATTTGGTGGGGTTTCTACCAATGCTGAAGGCCCATGCACTTATATTAAAAGTGCTTGGAATTTTTTTGGTCATTACAGGAGGTTATTATGTCAGCGATCATCATGGTTATCAAAGACGCATGGCTGAAGATCAAGTTGAAATTGACAGGCTTAATCAAGAAGCAAGAGCCAAAGAATCCAAGCTGAACAAAAAGCTGGCGCAAACTGGCGCAGCACTCAGAAAATCAAAAGATGAAAACAAATCTAAGCAAAGCAGCATTGATGCTGACATCGATGCTGGTCGGCTGCAGCTCCCCACCAGTTGTGCCTTACAAGCCAATTCAGATGCCACCACTGCCAGCGGAAATACAACCAATGGAGCCGAGTCTTCAAGACAGGCTCTTAAAGATATTGTCCAAATCGCAGCAGATGGAGACAATGCCATCATCCAGCTCAACAGTTGCATTGCCACCTATAACCAAGTGATGCAAACAGTCAATGAGGGCGTGAAATGATTACATCAGAGCAGCTGATCGAGCTGAAAATCGATCCAGTTTGGACGATCCCACTCAATGACACATTTGATCGATGGGGCATTTCAACACTTGAAGAACAGGCGTGTTTCATTGGCCAATTCTCATATGAGTCAAATCACTTTAAAGATTTGAGTGAGAATTTAAATTATCGGCCAGAGACGCTGATGAAATTGTGGCCAAAGCGGTTTCCATCGATGGATGAGGCTTTAAAGTATGCCCATCAACCAGAAAAAATTGCCAATCACATTTATTCAAATCGGATGGGCAATCGAGATGAGGCATCAGGAGATGGCTGGAGGTTTAGAGGATCAGCAATTTGTCAGTTGACTGGGCACGATAATTTTTACCATGCTGGCCAAGCATTGGGCATTGATCTGGTCCACAATCCTGACCTGGCACGCACACCAAAATATGCTGCACAAATTGGTGGCTGGTATTGGAAAACGCATAAGTGCAATGAGGCTGCACAGGCCAAAAATTACAACAAACTCACAGAAATCATCAATGGGGGATTATTTGGTGCAGAGCAGCGCATTGCAGTGATGCACCAATGCGAAAGAATCTGTGGAACCTAATGCTCTTTGAGATATAGATAAACCATCAATCCAATGGTGCTGAAAATAAAGGCAATCAATCCCAGCAAGCCAAGAGCGATTGCCCACATGATAATGTTATACCAATCAAACATTTTTGATATTGTAATCAGCAGCGTTGATTGAATACTTATACAGTGTCCATTTGCGCTGGTAATTGGCATCTTCACTTGGAGGGATAAAACCGAATCGTTTCCATGTGGTCATTACATCGGTTTTATCTGCTGGTGTGTATTGTTTTATATTTGGAAATTTCATTTTGTTTTGTCCAAGTAATCTGCCAAATCTTTGGTGTCCACAAACACTCTGAGTCCATCTTTGTATGTGCGAAAACTCAGCTCATTTTTAGAGCGTTTGTTATAGATCGTACCAATTGGCACTTTCAGCACTCCAGCCACTTCATCGAGAGTCAAACGAACACCAAATTGATTCAGCAGATATTGATACATATTGGTTTAGAAAGGAATATTAGAATCTTGGAAAGCGGTTTTGGCCACTCCAAAATCATCCACTGCTGAGGCTTTGGACCCTAGTGCATCACCTTTCTCGAGCAGCTGGATGTTGTTCAGCCAAAATGCTACACCATTGTTTCCAGCTTGGGAATATGCATATGCAGTCACAGACACACGGCCCCAGTCACCAGAGACAAAATCATTGGCTGCCAGGATGGGCTGGCCCTCGGCATCGATGACACCAGGCTTTTCATTGGACTTGCATCGAATGAAAAAGCTGCCTTTGTATTGATCAGGCAATGGTGTGCCATCTTGCTTTGTTTCAGTGTCACCATCTCGCAAAGGATTGCGCAGATTGGCTGGATATTTCCCATTCCACTTTTTATCAAGTGCAGCTTTCATTGCAGTTTTGAGGACAGCAATGGTTTGTGTGTCACCTTTGGGTATGATGAATTCAGTGGAAAATTCTTCTTTTCCAGACAATTCATTGATCTTGGGACTGGCCCAATTGAGGAAAGAAAAACGGCCTTTGCCAGTTACAAATTTTGACATATTTACTCCAGTTTACAGTTTAAAAAATACCGACACCGAATTGTGTTGGTGGAATCACTATAACATAAATTCTCAAAATTTCCCACAATTTCACAAAATTTAATATATACTGGGGATTCATTAACTGAAAACTGGATCAAAAATGCTTTTCCCCCATCAAGAAATATCGAGAGATTTTCTCTTAAACACCAAGCGAGCCATTCTGGCCGATGAGCCAAGAGTGGGCAAAACATTGCCAACGGCAGCTGCAGCACTCGAGCATTTGCCAGCTCTGATCATTTGCCCAGCCATTGTGAAAAATGTCTGGAAAGCTGCATTTGAAAAACTTGGCTACCATGGAAACGTCACAGTTGTCAATGGCAAAGTGAATGCACAGAATGCAAAAAATGATGGGGTCACCATCATCAATTATGATGTTTTAGGCTCACTCAATGAGCTTGGCCAATATCAAACTCTGGTGCTGGATGAAAGCCACAGAATCAAATCCCCCAAAACCATACGCACCATTGCTGCACTCAAATGGATGAAACGCATTCGCAGAGTCTATGCCCTATCAGGCACACCCATCCCAAACAGGCCCATCGAGTTGTGGCCATTGCTGCATGGCCTGGGAGTCTATCGGGGGGGCTGGTATGACTTTGGTTTGCGATATGCCAAATTATGGAATGCACCATGGGGGCTGGATACTTCAGGAGCCAGTAATTTGCCAGAGCTGCGATCCATCATGCAGCCAGTAATGCTCAGACGCACCAAGGCTGATATTTTTACCAATTACCAGCAGCCAATCACTTCACTGATCACATTTGATTTGCCAATTGATAAGCGTGAAAAAGAATTCAACGCTGATGCATTGATCGAACACCCAAATCCTATGCTGGCTTTTGAGGGTTTATCAGAGGTAATGAAAGAGGCTGGAATGCGTAAAGTCAAACCAGCTGCAGAGTTCATCGAGTCCAAGTTGGCCGATGAGCCAGTGATCGTTTTTGCCCATCACAAAGATGTGGTGCATCAATTGGCCACCATTCTTAAAGATCACAAACCATCCATCATCACAGGAGACACACCAGCAGCTGCACGACAAAAACTCATTGGAGACTTTCAAAATGGCACAACAAAACTATTCATTGGCAATTTGGCAGCGTGTCAGGAAGGTATTGACCTATCTGCAGCCGATACAGTCATTTTTGTTGAGGCCACATGGCAAACATCAGCTCTGCAACAAGCCAGTTCCAGAGTGGAAAATATCAATAAAACTGGGTCAGCTCCACTCATTTATCTACTCACAATTTCCAATTCATTGGATCACACCATTCTTTCAAAAATCCTCAAAAAACAAAATGTCATTAACCAAATCATTTAATCCTATGGAAAAAATACTCTTAAAACAAGCAGCAAGAATTATCGATCATCTTGTCGAATCAAAACCCGAGGATGTCAACTGGGAATTGATTGACCGATTTCAAGATTTACTCGAGCGTTATTTGACCAAAGAAAAAAAGAAATTACCAACCAATGAAAGGACTGCAACATGAGAAAGAAACCCGATTTGATTAATCATCCACCACATTACACTGATCATCCATCAGGCATCGAGTGCATTGAGATCACCAGGCACATGGGATTCAACTTGGGCAATGCAGTCAAATACATTTGGCGGTGTGACCTCAAGCAAGATGCCATTGAGGATTTAAAAAAGGCGATTTGGTACATTCAGGATGAAATCACCAAAAGGGAAAATGAGCAATGAGCAAAACCAAACGTATAACTTTGTATGTGCCAGAGCAAATTGATTTGATCAGGGACAAACTGGCTGCAGACAGTGGTGTGAAAATGACCTATGTCCAAGTGTTTGCATTTTTAGTTCATTTTTATATCAAGCATTGCAATGAGCCGAGGACACAATGGAGGCCAATGCAATGACCAACGATGAAATCATAAAAATGGCTAAACAGGCTGGTGCAAGACGTTCTTCAAACCCAGATGAATACGATGTTATGAAAATAACATATTGTGGTCTTGAATCCTTTGCCAAACTGGTAGCAGAAAAAGAACGTGAGGCGTGTGCAAAAACTGAATCAACACATCGAGGTGCTCAAGTGTTGATTGATCTTGATGAAATTGAAAAGTTCGCCGAGTTGATTGTCAGAGACTGTTTAGACATTGCCTTTGAGGTTAGAGGAAAACCAGCAACTGATACACATTATGTTATTGGGTATGAC